CTCAGAGGAGATGTTGAGTCGTTGTGTAACTGACACACAAATAAATAAAACATTATTTAATTATTTAAAAAATGAATGTGTTGGATTTTCAAAAGAATCTATTTTATTAGAACACGAAACTACACAAGTATTACAAACACAATATGAAAATGGTTTCTTATTCGATGAGAAAGAAGCAATGTTATTATTAGGCAGTCTTAATAAAAGAAAAACAGAAGTAGAAAATAAAGTACACGAAACATTTAAACCTAAGTGGGTAGCTGTAAAAGAAGTAACACCTAAAAGAAAAAAGGATGGCTACCTTTCTAAGTCGGGGCTCACAGAAGTTGAATACAAATCAATATGTTTAACAGGGGATATGAATCCTTTCACAAGAAAAGAATTAAAAGAATTTAACTTAGGCTCTCGTCAACAGATAGGAGAATACTTAAAAGATTTTGGATGGAAACCTAATAAGTTTACACCTACCGGACAGCCTATTGTAGACGAAGGAACGCTCAACAAAGTAAAACATATAGAAGAAGCAAGACTCATTGCAGAGTTTTTGTTGTTACAGAAACGAGCCGCTCAAGTATCTTCTTGGGTTGATGCTCTCAAAAAAGATGTTAGGGTGCATGGCTCTGTCATTTGTACTGGTGCTATCACTGGTAGAATGGCACACCGAGGACCAAACATGGCTCAAGTACCTGCTGTTCACAGCCCTTATGGTAAAGAATGTAGGGCTTGTTGGGTAGTACCAGAAGGGTACAAACTTGTTGGTGTAGATGCAAGTGGACTAGAACTTAGAATGTTAGCACACTACATGGCTGACGAGGATTACATAAATGAAATCATCAATGGAGACATTCACACAGCTAACCAAAACTTTGCTGGTCTTAAATCAAGAGATGAGGCAAAAACTTTCATCTATGCCCTCATTTACGGAGCAGGAGATGAAAAAATTGGGAGTATTATTGACGGAAATAGAGCAGACGGTAAACGGTTGCGAGAACGCTTTCTTAGTAGTCTCCCTTCACTTGCAACTCTTAAGAGCAGAGTGGACACAGCGTCTCAAAGAAAATACCTCAAAGGATTAGATGGTAGGAAGATATTCTTAAGGCACAAACATGCAGCTTTAAATACTTTATTACAAGGAGGAGGAGCTATCTTGATGAAGCAAGCATTAGTTATGTTAGATGAGATATTAAAGCTTAACGCTATTGATTATAAATTTGTTGCTAACATCCATGATGAGTGGCAGATAGAAGTCAAGGAGTCTCAAGCAGAATTTACAGGTGAACTTGCTGTTGCTAGTATAGTAAAAGCAGGTAAACATTTTAACCTTCGCTGTCCTATGGATGGTGAATACAAAGTAGGAGAAAATTGGAGTGAAACCCACTAAAGAAAATCGAAAAAAGTTTGACATTGACCTGTCGTATGGTACAATACGGGAAGATAAAATAGCAGAGATGCTTACCAATAAAAAAATAGAAGTTAAATCTGAAAAAGATTTATGGCAGAAGTCCGGAAACATATGTATAGAATATGAATCATGGGGTAAGCCATCAGGTATCAGAGCAACTGAAGCTGACTATTGGTTTCACAACTTATGTGTTGGAGAGAATGAATTTTGTACACTGGTTTTTAAAACGGATGTTCTTAGAACAATCGTAGATAAACTAGACACATTTAAAACTGTGTGTGGTGGTGACCACAAAGCAAGTAGAATGTACTTGGTAAACTTACAAAAACTATTCTCGTCTGACGTAATTAAAGCCTTTAAGGAGGCAGAAAAAAATGAAAAAGAATCTAAATAATTTAGTCGGAGATATATACTCACTGTTGGATACCCTTACCGAGGGTAAAGACATAGGTATAACAGACAAAGACTATGAAGATTTTGGTAAAGAAATGGCTGATGCCCTGAAACATTGGGCAACGCCTCAAGATAGAACAGGTAAAGCTAATCTTAGGATGTCTAACATTGGTAAGCCAGAGCGTAGGCTGTGGTTTGATGCTCACACACCGGCAGATACAACAGAAAAACTACAGGCAAGCACTCAAATTAAATTCCTTTATGGACATTTACTAGAGGTTTTGCTTCTGTTCTTTGTTAGACTATCGGGGCACAAACTATCAGCAATGCAAAAAGAAATAACTGTTGATGGTATTAAAGGGCACATGGATTGTAAGATTGATGGTGAAGTAGTTGATGTTAAGACTGCATCAGGTTATGCCTTTAAGAAATTTAAAGAAGGAACACTTGCTGAGAACGATGCGTTCGGTTACCTTGCACAGCTTGCAGGGTACGAAGAAGCTGAAGGAACAAGTAAGGGTGGCTTCTTAGTTATGAACAAAGAAACAGGTGAGCTAACTATGTTTATCCCTGACGATATGGATAAGCCAAACATTAAAAGTAAAATTAAACAAGTCAAAACTAGTATCGTTGCAGAAGACCCACCTGATTTTTGTTATGACACTGTGCCTGAAGGCAAAGCAGGTAACATGAAACTAGCAAATGGTTGTACATGGTGTCCCCATAAGTTTGAATGTCGTAAAGATTCAAATGATGGGAAAGGTTTAAGAGTATTTAACTATGCCAAAGGACCTGTATATTTTACAAGCGTTGTATCAGAACCTAAAGTTGAGGAACAAATAATATGAATGGAAGAAAAACAAAACAGATACGCAAAAAAGCTATTGATTTTTTAGTGCAGTGGTTAAAGACTATGCTGACAGACGAAGAGATAACAAAGGTGTCAGCTAAAACTTATAAAAAATATCTGCCTAAAGAAACTCATGTGTATACTACAAACTCAGTAAGAGTATCAGCCTATACACCTAAGTGGTTTGGAAAGCTAATTAAAAAGAAATTAAAGTCAAAACCCCTTGACAAAATCACCTACTCAGATATAATATAATGGTAGGATTTAGAAAACCTAGGAAGATAAGACCTAAAGAAAAAGATTTACCTAAAGGGTATGACTCTAAGTGGGAGCATACATTACACACCACTGTTTTACAAGAGTGGGAACATCATTCAGACAAAGTACCATACGTAGTTGAGCATAACTACGAGCCTGACTTTGTCAAGGTGTTTAATAAAAAAGAATATTTGCTTGAAGCAAAAGGAAGATTTTGGGATTACCAAGAATATAATAAATACATTTGGATAAGGAAAGCATTAAAGCCAACCCAAGAATTAGTGTTTTTATTCTTGAGCCCCTTCTCTCCTATGCCAGCCGCAAAGAAAAGAAAGAACGGAACTAAACGCACTCACGCTGAGTGGGCAGAATCAAACAATTTTATATGGTACAGTGAGGATACTCTACCGGACGAATGGAGAAAAGATGAACTATAAATTTAAAGAAGATGAAACAATACAAGAACTTAAAGAATACATTAACAATACATACGGTGAGCATTATGCATCCGATAAATATCAGGCTACCGATGTTATCATTGACTCGGGACATGGTGAGGGTTTTGTTATGGGTAACATAATGAAATACGCTAAACGCTATGGTAATAAAGCAGGAAAAAATAGAAAAGACTTGCTTAAAATATTACACTATGGTATAATTATGCTTCATATACATGACAAGGAGAACGACTAATGGTCGAAGACAAAGTAGGTATCAAGGAACACCTTGGTATTAAAATTAATTACAGTAACGAAAGTCGCTTAGACAAATTTAGTTTAGAAACTTTAAAGGATAGGTACTTTTGGAAGGAGGAAAAGCCTGATGGCTACAAAGAAACACATGCCCAAGAAGCCCTTGCAAGAGCGTCCGTCTTCGGAGCAACCTACAAAGGTCACACAGATTTTGAATTGGCTCAAAGACTTTACCACTACAGTGCCGACTGTTGGTTTATGTTTAGCACCCCTATACTTAGTAACGGGGGAACAAGTCGTGGGCTTCCTATTAGCTGCTTCCTTAATTATGTACCTGACAGTCGGACTGGTCTATCTGCTCATTATGATGAGAACATATGGCTTGCGAGTTCAGGCGGAGGTATTGGTGGATACTGGGGAGATATTAGGAGTAATGGTATACCTACTGCTCACGGTAGTCGGTCTACTGGTTCAATCCCCTTTATGCATGTAGTTGATGCAGAGATGTTAGCTTTTAATCAAGGTGACACAAGACGGGGTAGCTATGCGGCTTACTCCGACATCTCTCATCCTGAGATTGAAGAGTTTATTAACATGCGTAAAGAATCCGGTGGAGATATTAATAGAAAGAATTTAAACTTGCACAATGGAGTTAACATTACAAATGAGTTTTTGCAAGCGGTAGAAGAAGATGCGGACTGGAGATTGATTGACCCTAAAACTAAAGAAGCTGTAAAGATAGTAAATGCAAGAGACCTTTGGTGGCAGATACTTAATGCTAGAGCAGAAACAGGTGAGCCTTACATGATAAACATTGATACTTGTAATGAAGCTTTACCTAAAGAACAGAAAGCTTTAGGCTTAGAGATTAAACAAAGCAACTTGTGTTCAGAAATTACTTTAGCAACCAACGAAGAAAGAACAGCCGTGTGTTGTTTGTCTAGTGTAAACTTAGAACACTTCGATGACTGGTCAGAGAATCCAATGTTCATTCAAGATTTAATAACTATGCTTGATAATGTTTTACAACATTACATTGACAACGCTGTCGATACAACACACTTAGGAGAATATAGTGCTAACTTTAAAAGGTTTCAAAAACATATTAAACCGGGCAAAGAAGGGTTTACTAAATCTGCCTACTCTGCTTACAGAGAAAGGTCGTTGGGCTTGGGTGCAATGGGCTTCCATTCGTATCTCCAATCACACAACCTTCCGTTTGAAGGTATCTATGCTACTGGTTTTAATCACAAAGCGTTTAAGCACATTAAACAAAATGCTGTTAGAGCATCTGAACAACTTGCAGAAGAACGTGGTGAAGCTCCTGACATTCACGGCAGTGGGCGTAGGAATGCTCACCTGCTTGCTGTTGCTCCTAATGCCTCTTCTAGTATTATTTGCGGTGGAACATCTCCTTCTATTGAGCCATACAGGGCTAACGTATATACACACAAAACTCTTTCCGGGTCTTTCCAAGTTAAAAATAAATACTTAGAAGAGTTATTAAAAACAAAACGCTTAAAGGTAGACGAGCTT